ACATCTCTAAAGTGTGTTCAGGAACAAATACATCATCATCTACAAAAAATAACCATTGAAAATTATTAGCCCTACATTTTCTTACACATTCACTTCTTGCAGCAGCCCAACTCAATCTTTCTACAATTATATATTTCCAAAATGTTCCACCAGGAAAACAATTCTTAACCATATTCATATGCATCATCCATTTGATAGGAACAGTTCCACGAGAAATAATACAAATACCAACTCCTCTTTTCTTGCTTAAATAATCTTCTGCTGAATCTGTAACATCAGAAATACCAAAATTAGAATTAGTTGGAGTATTATTAGAAAAATCCTGTCCACTTCTCATCAATGCAATCTCTTCCATCTTTTATTTTAAGATACTATCTAATATATAAATCTTTCTAATTAGATTTTGAATATAATCTCTCTATAATTGGTTTCCAGTAATCGAAGTTTTTGTAATTTCTATATCTAAATGTTTGGCGATCATAATTTAATGATGTTGAAATTTTAGCAAATTCTAACATAAACTCTTTACTTCTTAATGTTCCTTGATGTCTATTTGCAGTTCCTCTAGGATGCATTTCTTCTATATATTTTTTAGCAGCACTAAGGAATTGCTCTGCTTTATGCGTCTTTAATCTCATGTACGGTAAAACTAATTCCGCAACTTTTATTGCATCAGACCAATTAGTTGTCTGCCAATAACATACTGCATTTGGTTTTCCTTTATTACTGTAATAAATACTACCTGCTTTAATCTTCTCATGGATGTCTTCTAAGATCCATGCATCATTAGCTTTAAGTCCTATTCTTACTTGGCAGTTAATATTTATCCATTCTTTGCCTGACTTAGTTTTCCGTAAACATATTGGTAAACTAAAGCAGCCATCTCCATCCATAAAGCCAGCAAGCCAACTTAAAAAATTTTCTTCCATATGCATCACCTAATATAAAGTAATACATAGGAAGTATTTAAACCTTTTTATCTAGACTGTTCATACCTTGCGTATCTGACTAGACTTCATCGTACTGTAGTGTAAATGTTTTCTGATTTACTGCACCAGCACTTGCCGTAGTTGCTATACTCGCCTGAACGATTATATAATCGCCTACATTATTCGGGGCAGTAGATGATGTTACGCTACCAGTTAAACTTCCATTAATACCGATGTTTGCTGTTGTCGGATCTGCATCAGGTATTGCTGTCATTGTTCCGCCAGCATCTTCTGCGCTTGCTCCGCCAGTAGGTGTAGCATATGTTGCTGTTGTTGTACAGGTTCCTGTAGTCGCACTACAATTCAATTTCTCTCCTGTGCAATATGCACCACCATCAGTGCTCATCCAAAACTGCAAATTATCGATTCTTGTAAAATCTCCTATCCACAATCCCCTTACCCATTTACTATATGAATATGTTCCTGCTGTTATAGGGTATGTACTTGGCGCTAGATCTCTAGCATCTGTGCTTCCTAAGTTTAAATTAGTCGGCACACCGGTATCTGTTGCTTGGGTATTATATTCAACCCAACTAAACGTTGCTACCATTTTTATTTCACCTCACAATTGTTTTTCTTTTTTGTTAAAATTTTATGCTGTTGCTGTACTAGCTTTATGCACTAATACAGTTAATGTTGTTGAATTATCTGTAAATCCTACTACTTGATCTTGAGTCACTCCATTGGCTTTTAAAGCTCCTAATACTTCTACTGATGTTCCATTGAAAGTAGACCATTGGCCATCTGTTTTTATTACTAATGCCACCTTATTTCCTCCCAAGATATTTATCTAAAATAGGAACTACATCATCTCTCAAAGCATCTACTAAAACCTGTCTTGGTGTTTTAGCTAATTCTTCTTTTGTTTTAGCAAGCCTTAAAATCTGATCTGTTATCTTTTCACCAACCCCTTTTAGATCAATTAGTTCTTGCCTAAAATCTTTGGGTTTTGGCTTATCTTCTTTTTTAGGTTCTTCTTTCTTTTCTACTTCTTTAGGATTTTCTTTTGCTGTTTTAATTTGAGACATATCCGCTATCTTAGGTGTTTTACTGCTTTTCCAACCAGTAGCAGTAAAAGGTAACTTTACCTTAACATCTTTAGCGTGTTCCTCTAGGAATTTGCCTGCATTAAATCCTTTTATATGAATTGGTCCTTTAATTGTTGGCATTGTAGTCGCCTCCTTTTCTTATTCTTCTTTAGCATCAAGGAAATCAGTAATTGCCTTTGATAAATTTTTATTCAATGCCCATGTACTCGGAATATCCTTTTCTACTGTTTCTTTAAGGAATTGATATTCCCTATCTTCTAATTCAAGTACTCTTGATTTTTCTGCTTTATCAAATGCTTCTGCTAATTTCCCAAATATCTGGAATTTTTCAATCCCTTTTGGAATTTCCTCTGGTTTCTTGGCTCCAATCAAATTGTTCAGAGCAGCCAATAAATCTTCATCAACAAAATCTGATCCAATGATAGTCTTACCATCCTTATCAAATTTAGGTGTTCTTGCTTTCCATTTATTTAGCTTTATCTTTTTCATTCTCTTCTACCTCCTTCTCTTCCAATAATTTAAATAAAAAAAATTAAGATGCTGCTGGATCATTAACAGTTATTAGATATGTTACTTGGTCGCCAATCTTAACTTTAATAAATCCATCAAATGCTGCTAATGTTACAGTAGCTTTACTGCCTGTACAACCATCTTTTTTACAAATTGTTGCATCATTCTCAAATCTGAAAATTTCACTAGATACACAATCTGTAAACTGTATACCTGATACCCAATCTAAAGCACTTCCTTTTTTGATATATATTGCATCAAAAGTTCCAGCACTTACACTTGCACCACTATTAACAGATGAATCAATTACAAGTCCTGCAAGAATAGCTCCAGCACTAACTGTTAAATCTGTTGAACCTTCTACAGTACATGAAGCTGCTGATGCTAAAGCTCCTGTAGTCAATTCAGTTGTTCCTGATTGTTCCCAATAAGCCCATATTCCTGAAAACTGACCTGCTCCTAATGTTGCTGCGGCTGAAGCTGCTCCATTAACTCTACATTGAGCTTCTATACCTAAAACGGAAGCTGTACTTTGTTCTTTACTAACTTTTGTCCTAACCCACATTCCCCTTGTAACTCCTGATGCCTGGTCTACAAGAACATCTCCACTTACCGTTATTAAAGGGTTAGTGTCTCCTTTCACAATTGTTACAGGAGAAGCATAAGTTCCATGATTAGTTATTGCTGTAAAAGTGGCTATTCCATTTATAGTAATTGTATCGGTACTTACATCTCCAAATGTAAGATCTCCTTCAATAGTCATATCATTTTCTACAGTAATATCATAACACTTTAAAGCACCTGAGTGCCATCCAAATTTTCTATTTACCATTCTTATTTACCTCCATTTAATTATACCATCCTTTTTAAAAAAAAGGAATTGAGATAACTCCCTAAAGTTATCTCCCAAACTAATGTTTAAGCGTTTGCTACTTCAATTACTTGCAATGCTGTTTCTTGTAAGCATTTACATTGATAGCACATATCCAAATATACTTTGTATTCAGCCAAATCTTTTTCATACTCAAATTCTAATGTTGGCTTTTCACCATATATTATTCCATATGCTACTTTTGCTTTAAGCAAATAACAATAATGGCCATCTGTAGTATCACTCCATGCGCCACACTGCTCTGTTGAAATAACTTTAATACCAAGGTATTTTCCAATTTCTCCATTCATAACTACTTCATTACTTCCATACTCTGAAGCATTTACAAACTGGGAATCCTTTAATAGTGCTTCTTCACATACTGCTGGAAGGAACAATACAAAAGGTTTATCCGGTTCCGGATACCAACCACGAGCTTTTAATACCCTATTTCCCTTTGCGATTATATCTGTTGTTAATACATCACCAGCTACAATAGCTGTTTGACTAACTCTATCTGGTCCAAATAGATGTATGTTCCCATATGTATCATCAGATGCAAGCAATATTGTGTTAAAAGCTGCGTCTATATTTAATGATGCATCATATACTAATTGCTCTCTAGCAAATTTAACAGTATCGATCTGTGATGTTCTTACAACGTCTTTAGATATAGCAACACCCATCTTTTGAGTTGCTGGTGTAAATACCACAGTTGTCAAATTATTAATTTGAGTCATTGTTCTTGTAGTACACTCAGTTGATGTAATCTCAAAATCTAAATTTGATGTATATAATGGTACTGCGACATCTTTGTTTCCTTTTGGAGCGCTTGCCACATAAGCAAACTGCTCGAAAAACATCTTCTTCTTTGCTGCTTCAATTAATTCTTTTAGCCAAACTTTACCTACTACTCCTGTAGAAATTGAATCAAATCCAGTTGATCCAGTTGTAGTATCTCCAGCTGCTAATTCTTGTACAGTTTGTTTCATTTTCTTCTTACCTCCTTACCTCTTTTTATAACCTTTTAAGCATACTTAAAAATGCTTCATCAGGATTTGCTTGTATTAATGTTTCTGCATCTGCTGCTGATAATTCTTCTGTCTTAGCAGTTTTTTTATCAGGTTCATTCAATTTAGTCTCAACTTTCTGTAATTGATCATTTAACTCTTTTATTGTGCTGGACATTTTCTTGATTTCATTTTCGGAATCTTTATTTTCAACAGATTCTTCCTTTTTTTCTTCAGGTTTCTCTTCTGTCTTTTCTTCTTCCTCAGGTTTCTTTTCTTCTTCAGGTTTTTCTTCTTCATCTTCCTGTAGTTTTTTATTACCCTTTAAAATATCCCCTAACTTAATTATCTGGTCCACAGCATCACTAAATATCTTTGAACTATTTTCCTTAGGTTCTTCCTTTTTTTCTTCAGGTTTCTCTACAGGTTTTTCTTCTGGTTTTTCTTCTCCACCTGCCATCATTTTAGCAGCCCTCTTAAAAGCTTCTGCCCATGATTCCCCTTCTTTTCTAATTTGCTTAGCCTTCTTAGCAATAGCTCCAACACCACCTTGATTTTCTGTTTCTATTTCATTTAAAGCGTCAACAAATTTATCAACCTCACTCATTTCCTTTTCTTCTTCTTGAGATTCTTCAGCTTTAGGTTCTTCAACTTTAGGTGTTTCTTCAACTTTTTGCTCTTCTGGTTTCTTTTCTTCTTCATCTGCCATTTTTACCTTTACCTCCTGATTTGTTATTTTTATACCAAACTTCTTAGCAGCAGTTTTAATCCTTTTTTCAATTTTTTCAAGCTGCTCTTTAGTATAGAATTTACGATTCTTTGGCATATTTATATATGACCATGCTGCTTTTGTGTGTGCTTCAGTATCAATAGGATACCTTTTTTGCTTATCATTCTGGAATCCGGGATCGGCATATTCTACATCTCCATAAGGGGATTTATCTTCTGCCATGTTGATATAAGCGGTTTTTACTGCCGGATTAATAACTACACTAAAATTATCAAATGCAAAATGCATCATTTCATTATTCTCTTCTTCTCCATGAACTTTTGGAGAAATCCCCATCTTTGCTCCATATGCTAATTTTTGAGCAGTGGGCTTATCAATAAACACCAAATCACCAATAAGATCCTCTCCTTTCATTCTAGGATTTAGAATTTCACCAATCCATTCTCGAGAACTATTATCAATATGATCTAAGAATAAAGATCTAATTTCCTTTTCGTTCCATTTACTTTCTAAGAAAGCTTCTTTAATAGCTTCTGGGCTGTAATAAAAATTATTCCAAACACCAGGACTCATCAATATTTTATCTTTTATTATATAAGGAATCTTAATAGTATCCAAATCTATTTTACCCTTACCTATTTTTTCCAATAGTTCTTGGACTACTGGCTGGGAATATAAATCTTCTATAGGAATATCTTTAACCATAAACTAACTTATCAATTTTTCGCATTTAAATTACTTTCGTAGAAAACTAAAGCAAGCCAAGCTTTTTTTGGTATCTCCAAACCGTGTTGGTAGATCTATGAACAGCAATAGCTATTTCTTTTCTTGTATTGCTTCCAGTCATTTCTTGAATAGTTTGCATTTCTTTAAGAGTAACTTCTATTGATCCTATCTTCCTGCCTTTCATAGTCAAACCCTCTTTTGGAGCAGTATAATTGAACAATCTGCGTCCATCTTTAAAGATATAATTTTATATATTTCTTTATTTATGCTTTGAATTTGATGATCATTGAAATTCTTAGCCACAGCTTCTTGTGCAGCAGTTCTATTTTTGGCTCCTATTGACCTTAATTCAAAAAATAAATAACTATTCTTCAACATAGCGTGTTGGATTATATCTAAATATTCATTTATGGGCCAATGAAAACCTATTGCTTTACAACTATAACATAAATCAAATTTATTATCAGGTAATTTAAAATCCTTTTCCGCATTGATTAAGAAGAGATGATCTTCTTTTATACCATTAGTTAAACAAAATTTCTTTGTGCTATCCAAAGAATTGTAAAAATCTTTATTAGTGGTTCTATGCACTCCATTAACTTGTATGTCTCCAGAATCTCCATCTAAAAGGAAAAAATTAGTATCATCCCATTTAAATTTATTCTTTAAAAAAACACTTATCCTTCCTAATCCAGCACCCAATTCGAGAACGTTTTTAGATTTTAATTTGGATAAGAAATCCGTAAGCGAAGTTAATTCATTACAATTACTATAATCTTCTATTTTATTATTGCATTGGAGTTCTATATATTTTAGTGAAGATTCTGGAGTATTTACCAGAATCATTTATATTCCATCCTCAGTATTGATTGCCTCTTCTTCTAATTTATTCTTTTTCTTTTTAGGAGCTTGAATTGGTTTTTTAATTATTTTCCCAGATATATCCTTTATGCCAGGCGTAGCAGTTGTAGTATCTCCAGGACTAGCATTTAAGAATTTGATCCAAGCATCAGTTTCTCCATTCTTAGTATATTTACCTTTATATCTTTTAATCATTACTCCTTCAGAGCCTTTTAGATTTTGTAAAAATTTAATAGCATTTTTTGATTCATTAGGATTATCAGATAGAATACTATGAACCTCTTTGATATGTTCAGTAAAATTTAAAGAATGTAATATGCTTTTCCTTTCATTCCAATCTAAATTAGAAATGTCTTTGCCATAATAAATACAATCAAAAGCCTGTAATGATATTCTTAAATCATCTAACTCTCCCTTACCAGTAATATATTCTGATATTTCAGATGTTCCACCATCTTTATACACAAGTTCAGTATCTATTATATAATCTTTATTAGATAAATTTCTAGCTTCGGATAAAATTGTATGGAAATGTTTGCTTATATCTTCTTTCTGATCAGAATATATTTTAACCCTATCACCTGTTTTTATCAATACTACCCTCAATCCATCAAACTTCTTTTCTAAAGCATATCTATCTCCTGCCTTGAACATATATTCTATGGCTTCATCAACCTGGTAAAAAATCTTCTTTGGTTTCATAGAATAAAAAGGCATTATAGAATTTAATTCAATTGTATCCGCACTCATCTTGATTACTTTTAATGGCTTGATTCTCCTTAATTGCAAATCATATAAAGGAACAAAGGTATCATGGGGGCTATCAGGATCTCCCCATACAAAATGTAAATTATCTGAAAATGAAACATTTTTTAATAATTTAACTTCAACAGCTTTTTTAATAAAATCAGCAGGATTACTCATTCTTATTAACATATCAACATCATTAGATCCACCATCACTAGAACCCACTACCGATATAAAATCTTTAATAATTATTTTATCGTCAAATTCTTTTAATAACTCTGGATTTGATAAATCCTCTTGTTCCAATGATTCATCATCCATCTTTTTATATAAATCCTTAGAATAAGACTTCATTGTTTCTGGATGGAATTTTACTTCCCTTTTCTTCAGTTCTAAATATAGAGTCTTAGCAAGATTCATTATTTCTTCAATTGAATGGTTTAATTTTGTGCCTCTTTTTTTAGAAGCATACCAAGTATTTACTATTCGCCAATCATCTTTCAAAACAGCAGTAGAAATCTTTTCAGGATTATATGATTTAGGATCCTTTATTGATTCTCCATCTTCATTTAAAAATTTAAAATCCTTAACAAAAGTTTGAATACCATTAGGAATTTCTATTTTTTTAGGGCTATCAAATAACTTTATAATATCAAAACTATAAGAATATAAAATTTCTTTTTGAGGCCACCATTTTTTCCTTTCTTCTTCAGTTATCTTATGTTTATCCTTTAATTTATCAAACTCTAATAAATTTATTTTATCAGGTATTTTTAATAGGATAACCCCATAACATAAAGAGTCTTCTATAAGGTATAAGAATTTATTAACTTTATTTTTAAATAGCTTAGATTTAACAATAAGATTCTTCTCTCTGGTATGGATCATATAAGCATGTGGTTCAACTAAAGATATTCCTTCTTTGGTTTCATACAATACTTGGGAAATATGTTCTCTCAATATTAATCTCAAACCATCATAAGCTAATTGAATCTTAGTGGCGCCACCATGAATCTCCTTCCAATATTGATTTATTTGTGCTTCTGCTTCTGGTTGAGAAGGGTATGTGCTTCCTGCTTGCATGGATATAAATTGTTTAGGTTTTATTTTCTTGGCAAATTGTAATGCTTCAGCAGTATTATGATGTCCTTTAAGATGTTTCTCAAACCATATAGAAGCATCAAACATAACTATGTTAGCATCATCATAATATCTCATAGATTTTTCTGGAACTTCTCCAACATCATTAGAATAAACCATATCTAAAAATCTAAAACCACAACAAGGAATGTCTTGTTGAATTGAATGAGTTACTTTAAAGGGTGTTATTTTAATATTATTAACAGAAAAACTATTGTAAGGGTTAAAATATCTAATATCTAAATGACTTAAAGATTTAAATTTACTCCTTACCTTTAAAGCAGTTTCCTTTTCCATGAATACTGTCAATTTAGATAGATCTTTTTTATCTAACCATTCTTTAATATTGGATAAACCACCCATAGCATCTGCATGAGCATGAGTAATTAATATAAAATCAATTTTATCAATCTTTTCTCTTTCAACTTGCTCAAGAATATCAGGGGTGCAATCTATTAGGAAGGTAGTTTCCTTTGTCTTTACTGCCAATGAACTTCTTGTCCTACCATCTTCAGTTAAAGGTTTACCTGGGCCAGTACCCAAAAAAATTAGCTCCATTTGCCTATTCTAGTTTCTCGATTTTTTTAACAAATTCCTTGACTTCATCTGCAGCAAGAACTCCTGCTTTTATGTATCCTACTAATCTCGCTGCTTTTTTATTCAATTCATCTGTTGCTACGACATCCCACTTTAAGTTAGGCACTTCTTTAAAACCTTCTAATTCACAAATGGGTCTAAACATATATTTCCTTATAGAATCTATTGTTTTATCAATAATATCTCTCAATGTTAATTGAAACATGCTATCTTGATTTCCTAATGTGGCTCTATTCGTGGCTTCTCCTCCACCTGTAGCAAAAGGTTTTGGAATACCTAATCCAGTCACTTCTTGATCTTGGAAATAATCTAAGTTCTCTTTTAATTTTTCAGCCTTTTTACTTTCAAGCATTTTTAGATCATAATAAAATGGAACTGCTAATTCCTGTTTAAAATTAACATCTTTGATTTTATCTAAGATTGATGTAATTTGTTGGGGTGTGGGTTCATGATTAGTATCACCAACTCTTGCCAATATGATTGGAAAACCATGCCTCCATATAGCATTAGCTAATGCTTCCTCAATATTCATTTTTCTTAAAGAAGTCTTGTAAATTGGTTCTATTAATCCAATGGGATAAAAACCATCTCCTATAGTAAATAATTTTATCTGAGCAATTCTTTCAGGGCTTAAAAAAATACCATTCTGTGGGAGAGTAATCTTCTCTTGGATTTCTATAGGTATTTTACTTTCTTCTGGTGGTGATGCACTTGTTGGTAATGTTTCAACATAACCCAATGGTTCACTAAATTTATCTAATGCAATTTTTTCTTGAGAATTTTTAGCATAATCCATTTTCTTAGGATCTATTAAATCCCAATCAACAATTCTATTGCCTTTCTTATTAAATACATTCTCTATCCATGACTTCCCATATATACATTGGAATTTATATATTTGAGATAGTAATTCTTCCCAGGTTATATGAGATCCAGAATTTCCAAGATTTGCAATGAATTTTTCAAAATATATTTTTTCTTTTTTATCTTTACATACAAGCTCATGTTTTGCAGACATAATAGTCTGAACAATTTTATTTATACCATTAAAAATTGTAGGATTATGTAAGTAAGTTAATTCTAATTCGCTCTGTGCTACCCTAGCTATATCAGGAGTTGTCTTTATGGATTTTGGTTCGCCTTCTGGTGTAGATTCTGATGTAGTCACAATCTTCTGAGACTCATCAACTAAGTACGCTTCATCAATAGTTCTCATTTAATTACCTCTCTTTAAATTATTCTTGGTGGAAAGCATTTACTAATTATTCTTGGTAATTCTTCTTTTACAAAATAAAAAGCAATTCCCAAAGCTAAAAGCAATTTAATGTTAAAAGTATAATTAGTCAAAATAGATAATGTATAATTCAATAATGATCCATAAAGCAACACAACAAACAAAAATTCATATGTATATATAACTTTAGGTTGGAATTTCGCATAAAAATCACTAAACAATTTTTTGAACTTTTTGATTTTAGAAATTTTTTCTACTTGTTTAGCCATTTTAGTAAAATTAATATATATTAAATCTTTCTACTATATAATTGTTTCGGTTTAAATAGCAACCATATCCATGAAGGCCCTTTGTTGGGCTACCCCTTTGCATGCCATTGATAATGCCATTACAGTATCATCATGCGGTGCTTTGGATTGATAAGTGATTCTATCTTTTTGAGTTTTAGTCTCCATCATACTTATTAATTCCTTAATTAACTTATCTGTAAAAGTCATAGTTAAAGTATCTTCCTTATGCCTGGGTATCATTAAATCTTTATTTTCTATTAATTGCCTTAAATTAATAATCATTGTATTTCTGCTTACAGCATCAAAATTGGCTGCTTCTACAGGAATTCCTTTTTCTCTTAATCCATCATAAACTGCTTGTCCAACAGAACTTGGATCCACAACAAACCTAATAGTAGATGGGGCTTCAATTTCATTACTATCTTTAGGTTTTTCTTCCTCAATCTTTTTTCTAAACATTTGATATATTTGCTCTAACCTCATAATTTTAGCAGCGATTGTAAATCCTTTGTGTGTTTCCCCATGCAGTATAGATACTTTCCTACCAATTTTATTAACTACAATATAAGCATCAAAATCTGCCCTTGGGCCTGAAGCAATAGCAAAATCACAGCCAATAACAGTAAAACCTTCTTGTGGGATAGCAATAAACTTAGCATCATAATCAAAACATTCTGTTATTAAATGCGGTGGAAAGATAGCATTCTCTACTTCTGCTTTAGGATTATTCATATACTCTCTTTCATAAGCAGCCAACCCTATTTCGCTTTTTATCTTCTTTAACTTTTCTATAGGAAAATTCTTTGGCCATAAAGGAACTCCATCCGGTTCTTCTGCTTTATATACCTTCCCTACATATTCAGGATTATTTAATAATTCCTGCATTAAATCTGCTATATTATCTGATGTACTTATTGCCACTACAACTCCATCTTTAGCATTTACTCTTGTAGTAACAAATCTATACCATATAGCATAATCATCATAAGAAGCAACTTCATCTCCAAGTAAGTAATCTACATGGATACCTTTAATATTTTCTGAATAAGGCCTACAAAAAATCTTGCAACCAGTTGATAGTTCCATAAAAGTTGCTGAACACCAATTACTTAATGGTCTATTCTTTGGTATTAGTTCTTTAAGCAATTCATTATTTTCTATAATATCTTTAATACCATTTAATATTTTAGTGGATTGGGGTAATGATTTAGAAACAATACACATTTCTTTTCCTTTTTGAATATAAGAAACCCACAAGCAAAATGCTTCACCAAGTATAGTAGTTTTTCCAAAACCTGTTGGTGCTTCAATCGCTACTCTTTTGTTATTTAAAAGCATATCAATCCATTCCATATGAAATGGCTGAACATCATAACCTAAGACATTTTCAACAAAAAATTTATACCCCTCTCTCTTTAAAGTACATCTTAAAAGGAACTGGCTTTCAGATAGATCCTTCATAATTTCTTTTAGGGTTCTCATATAATTGGTTGCTTTGTTGGTGGTGTTGGTGTCTTACTAATCATACCTTGATTATACAAATAAGTTTGTATTTCAAAATCATGTTGTTGTATTTGTTGTATGGTATCTCCTTTAACAGTATATTCAAAACCATAGTCCCCTTTATAATTCCTTTTTACATTCAACCTAAAATTTGGTTCTGATATTACATTTTGGGTTGAAGATCCTTTCATTTCCATATTATCACCGTTGCTTTTTTTCCTTCAAACTTTTTATTCACATAAATATTTGAAGATGTTTTTGCCCCTCTCTTTACTTCTGTATTTATAATTGTAGTATCTATAAATAATTCATATAATATATTCTTTAAATTTTCGCTGCTCATTAATTTTTCAACAGCACTTTTCTCTTCAGCCATATTTACTTTACCTCCAATCTTGTTCAGTTAAATAATCTACATGTTTTGCTATAACTTTTCCATTCTCTATAACTGCTGTTACATCTATTCCTTTTCCAGAGTTCTTATCAATTATATTTAGATTTTCTATTT